AATCAGCTTTCCTTTAGTTCCAATGCTACTCTGTATTGGCATGAAAAGTAACTAAGTTTTCATCTACTTCAATAAAAATGCAATTTGCCTCCAACCACTCCAAGTCCTCTTGGCAGAACTTCCCATCCCCTGATCCATTGTGCATGTTCATTGACCGCCTGATCACATCACGCGGGTCAATATTGTTGCACCATATGCAAGGTCTACCCCAGTTGATCAACCTAACATCCCTGTAAAGGAGTCTTAGACCAATATGACTCATCCCACCTAACCAATCCTTCCACGCTGGAAAAAAGCGGAGATCCACATCATCTAAGACATGGTACTCCGCCACATCTAGCAGCCTGTCAACTTCTTTGACATTCAGCACGCGCTGACTGTAAATATGGCTGCCTAAACTTCGAGCCCACGTGGTCTTTCCAGTAAGACTACGCCCATATAGGACTAGAGACTTTCGTCTTGGCCCTAGATACATATTAGAACCAGCGAACCAGAGCGCGAAGTGAGGGGGGGTAGGGGCTCCCCACCTGTGGGGATCCCCCCCCGAACAAGCAAGCGGAGGTTCAAGACAAACCTATGAGTGGTGATCCACCGCGTATTGCAGACTGTCGTACCCAATCATCGCGTCCATCCAGTTCCCCACTTCGGAAGTCAGCCCCGACGGGTGTAGTGTAGACAGGTTCATCCAGTCGGAATCTCCAATCGGCATAGGCTCTGACATTCGCAAACCGGCCAATAAGATCTCCGCGTTCCATTTCGTCGTAAAGTTCAAGAAATTCCTCACCACTCTCGCAGAGGTGCGCGACATTGACGACTCGATGAGCTCCAACATGCATACCTCCGCGTGGTAATGGACGAGCGAGCCCTCCAGCAACAACCTCTCCATCCTTGATCGCATAATCCCAACCCTTCTCTGGCGTGCCACGAGATGGCGATACGTTTGGGTGGAAACCTCCAACATCGAAGACACGTACGTTTCGGCTTCGGAACTTTCGGTTGAAGTCGACAAAACAGTGCAGATGAGTTCCCCCATCAATGTGATCCTCTCTTGCAATGATGCACTCTGCTCCAAGGCTGCTAAGATGGTTTGATACATCCCATTCGTCGAGGCCATTGCTTTGAGCGTAAGTGAGAAGTAGGTAACGAGAATTCACAAATAACATGGTGTGCTCTCCAAGCCGTGTCCTGCGAAACTAATATTATAGCAGGACACGGGACACACCCTTTTATCTATAAAAGGACCCACCCCCCCTCCCCAACAAAAAGTTGGCATCCCCAACAAAATGGACACCCCATCCCCAACACAAGAGCATTGCCCAGTATGCCGGTGCGCTACCTCAACAGACGTCGCACCCGCGGTGTCATTGGACGCCGTAAATCCACTACTTCACGCTATCGAAACACTAGTCGCAAAGCTAGACGAACTTATCGAAAGCCAGTTCGAAGAATGTCAAAGCGAGCAATCTTAAATATGACGAGTCGTAAGAAGCGCGATACAATGCTCACCGTTACCAACATCACCGCCGCTGCTCAGCAAGCATCCACTTCCTACACTCTTTCCCCTGCCATTATTACTGGCGGCTCCAACGCCAAACCCCCTATTGTTTGGTGTGCCACAGGCCGTGGCGTCGTCACCCAAGGTGGCAGCATCGGCACTGTATTCACTGATGCGACACGAACCGCCACCAACTGTTACATGAAGGGTCTGAGCGAGAAGATCGAGATTCAGATATCCGACGGTACTCCATGGCAATGGCGTCGCATTTGCTTTACCTACAAAGGATTCCTTAATGTCGTTCCCAATATCGATGGATTTCAACTCTCTCGGTCTGGTACTGGTGAGAGTTGGAGCCGATTGATGAACATGCTTCCCAACAACACATACAAAGATGCTGTCGAAGAGATAATCTTTAAAGGTGCCATCAACCAAGATTGGAATGACCAAATGATTGCTCCTCTTGACAAGTCAAGAATCACAGTCAAGTATGACAGGACGAGAACTATTTCATCTGGCAATCAGGACGGAGTTATCCGGAAGTTCAATCTTTACCACCCAATGAACAAAACTCTTGTGTACGCCGATGACGAACAGGGCGGCGGCAAGATTTCCTCATTCTATTCTGTCCAATCAAAAGCAGGAATGGGAGATTACATAGTGATGGACTATTTCCGTCCTCGTATTGGCACTACCATAGCGAATCAGCTTTCCTTTAGTTCCAATGCTACTCTGTATTGGCATGAAAAGTAACTAAGTTTTCATCTACTTCAATAAAAATGCAATTTGCCTCCAACCACTCCAAGTCCTCTTGGCAGAACTT